TTATAGATATCATTCTGCCGAAAAAGGATCCGGGTGCCCTATCTTCTGAGAATAAAACAACATTTACTCCAGACCCTCTATACTCAGGAAGTTACTTGATTGCATCATTGACACATAAAATTAATCTTAAAACGCACTATGTTGCTATGAGTTTAGTTAAAGATTCCTTTTCATCGAAGGAAAAATTATGATTATGAATTGGTGGACAGGGGTAGTTGAGGATAGAGACGACCCCGAAAAATTAGGCAGATGTCGAGTTCGAATATTTGGATGGCATACAGATGATACTAGAGCACTTCCCGCAAATGAATTGCCATGGGCTTTGCCTATGCAATCTGTAACATCTGCGGCGGCATCGGGAGTAGGATCTACTCCAATTGGTATAGTAACAGGTTCTTGGGTGGTTGGATTTTTCTTAGATGGAGATGAAGGCCAACAACCTGTGATAATGGGTACTATTGCAGGTAAGCCTTCTTCTAATGCAGATGCATTAGAAAAACAACAGCAAGAAAATACATCGCAAAATTATATAAAAGATCAAACAGGCAAACCTATATATGATCAACTAGGAAATGCAATTAGTAGTAATGATGACATATTATCTGAGCAGAATAAATTAAAACCTTTAAAGGCACAAGATTTAACAGCAATATTTGCAGCACTAGGATCTGAATTATCAAACAATAATTATAGTAAAATAGGCGACGGCGGTGAACTAGGAAAATACCAATTTAGTGCATCTACGCTAATTGATCTCGGATATGTAAAACGTCCAGCAGGTGGAATTATAACGAGCACAATATTAGATAACTCTGCACTTTGGAGTAATTTGAATGGTGTAAAATCGAAAGCAGATTTTTTATCTAATACCGCAGAACAAGAAACAGCAATGTTTTCTAATACGCAAAATAACTATGACACTTTAGTTCGTCTTGGAAAAATAAAAGAAACAGATGATTATAAAGTAGTCGGTGGATTAATAGCGTCTGCTCACGTTATGGGTGCTAAGAATGCAGATAAATTAGATAAGAAAGATATTGCAGGGCAAAGAGCAGAAAAGTATTTTACATTAGGAAATACTACATTAGGCGGAGATGCAACAGAATTTATAAGACAATATCAGGAAGCAGGAAACTATCTACCTCAAACATCTACATTGAATAATGAAGATTTAGCAAAGATCAGCGGATTCTCTGATCCTAATAAAAAATATCCTAAGTATGAGTATACTGGGTTATCAGACATAAACAAACTAGCAGTAAGCGATAGATCTCATTTATCTTTTCAGGTGAAAGAAAATAAAAGAATAGAAAAGATTCCGTTAGCAAGAACGGATCAAACGTGGGATGAGCCCGAACCCGCATATGGCGCAGCATACCCATACAATCAAGTAATTGAAACTGAAGCAGGCCATGTAATTGAAATTGATAGTACTCCAAATGCTGAGAGATTACATATATTTCATAAAGCAGGTACTTATATAGAAATAGATGTCAATGGATCTATGATAAGAAAAGTGGTAGGAGAAAACTACGAAATAATGGATCGTAATAATTTTGTTTATGTCAAAGGTGCACAATGCTTGACCGTTGAGGGCAAAACAAGTATATTGGTTAAAGATAATGCGCAAATAGAAGTCGAGGGAGATTTGTCAGTAACTGGACATGGCGATGCATTGGTACAAGCAGCGGGTTCGATGGCAGTGATTGCAGAATCAGCAATCATAACAGCAAAAAATAGTTTAGATATTGTAACAGAAGGATCGTTGAATATTCAAGGAAAAAGCATAAGCTTAAATTCAACAGGTGGCGATATAAACATTCAATCTAATAAAGATATCAATTTACAAACAAGTAAAACTGGCACATTAAGTTTGGCGGGAGGTTTATCTATGTTAATAGATGCCTTGTCTATTAAAACTAAAATGGGTGCAAATTCAATAAAAGCTTTAGCATTAAGTGTTCTTACTCCTCCGGATAAAAAGACACCGACTACTACACCTATACCTGTGTTACAAAGAAAAGCGGTAAATGACGATTCTTTCTTATTTGATGCTGGAGAATCTGGAGCAGGTGCTTATAGAAATAAAAGAGCTAGAGCAGGAGACATTTCAAACAATATAGGTCTACAACCAAATGCAGAAGATTTAAATTCTCTTAATAGTAAATCTATAGGATCGCGAAGCGTATCTCAAGCAAGTTGCGATGCATGTAATCAATTTAATAATAGTTTCCCTAGATCATTTAAGTTATCCAGTAACTTCACATTAGGACATTTGCTAGTTGGAAAATATGGAGTTGCTTTACAGGCACAACGAGGATTAAAGCAAAAGGACATTGTCTGCAATTTAATACAATTGGCAGAAAATTGTTTAGAACCCATAAAAGCAAAATATCCCGATATGCAAATCAGTAGCGGATTTAGAATTGGTTCAACCGCAAGCGATCACAACATAGGCGGTGCTGCCGACATAATTTTTCCAAATAGAAATATATCTACAATTAAGGATATAGCAGCATGGATAGTACAAAATGTCCCACACCGTCAGTGTTTATTAGAATATGAAACTTACTCAGGAACCGACAAAATTAGAGTCGCATGGATACACATTTCTTTCCTATCAAGAAACGGATACTTGGTAGAATCTTCATATCCGCCAGTACAGACATTTGTAAATCACCAATCTATCTACAGTAAATTGGTAAATCTAGCATAATAAATATCAATATGGCCTTATTAAAAGCAGTAAAACAATACGTAGATTTGGATCTATCTTTCAAAGTAAATCCTTTTACGAAAGATATCTATCTAAAAACAGATGAAGATGCAGTTAAAACTGCTTTAAGAAATCTAATACAAACTAATAATTTTGAGCGCCCATTTCACCCAGAAATCGGAACACAAATTCAATCTTTATTGTTTGAACCTTTTTCTCCCGCGGTACGAGTTGCCATGAGAAGAACCATTGAGAATGCAATCAATATATATGAGCCTCGAGTAAGATTAGTAGACTTAATAATAGCAGAATCTCCTGATACAAATGATTTAGATGTTACCATTGTATTTACATTAAAGAATTCAGACAGACCAATAACAATTACAACTTTACTAAGTAGAGTACGATAAATGGCAAATTACAGATTAGCAGAATTAGACTTTGATAATATTAAAGTCAACCTAAAACAATTTCTAACAAACTACAGAGACGCGGATGGAAATCTAATCTTCAAAGATTATGATTTTGATGCATCTAGTTTATCTATACTGTTAGATATTTTATCATACAACACACATTACAATGCATACTATGCTAACATGGTTGCCAATGAAATGTTCTTAGACTCCGCAGTTAAAAGATCGTCTGCAGTATCAATAGCAAAACATCTAGGATATACTCCTGCATCTTTTAGAAGTGCTAAAGCAAAAGTTTCATTTACAATAAACGATCCTATTGGAACGCCTGCTACATTAACCTTGCCAAAATTTTCATCTTTTACCACAACAATAAACGACGTTGTATATACATTCTCAAATCTAGATGCAATAACAATTAAACCTTCGAATGGAATTTATACCTTCACAGACGTAGAAATCACAGAAGGTGTTCCTTTATCATATACTTATAGAGTGGATGTTTCTGGTCCAGACGAGAAATATAAGATACCAAATTTAAATATAGATACAACTACTCTAAGAGTAACAGTACAAAATTCATATTCAGATTTAACTACCACAACATATGTTCAATCTGGTGCATTAGAAGCAGTTAGTCCGCTAGCCCAAGTATTTTATTTAGAACAAAATCCAACAGGGTATTATGAAATATTTTTCGGGGATAATACCACAGGCAAAAAACTAGTTTCGGGAAATCTTGTTAAAATCGAATACCTAGTAAGTAACGGATCCGCATGCAATGCTTCTAGTAACATTGAACAGAGTTTTTCATTAGGAGTAACGGTTGGTGGCGTTCAATTAGCAAGTAGTATTATAGCATCTACAAATTCAACAGGTGGTGATAATGGAGATACTTTGTCGGGAATTAAATTTAAAGCACCAAGATTTTTATCATCTTTTAATAGAGCAGTTACGGCAAATGATTACAAATCTATAATTGAAGCAAGTTATCCGTTAGTAGAATCTATTGCTGTTTGGGGCGGTGAAGATAACAATCCTCCCAAGTATGGTAAAGTTATAATATCGTTGAAACCTTACGCAGGATATACAATCAATACTGAGATAAAGAATAAGATTAAAAACGACATTCTTCAAGATAAAAAGATGATGACAATTATACCAGAATTTGTTGATCCAAATTATCTATACATTGCATTAGACACTAAAGTTAAATTTGATTCTAAGAATTCGAGATATACAGCAAACGAAATATCTATCTTGGTCAAAGGTAAAATTAATGATTATTTTAGTACCGATTTACAAAAATTTAATAAGAGTTTTATATATTCTAAACTATCAAAAATTATAGATGCTATAGACGGATCGATTGTAGGTAATGTTAGTAATTTTAAAATACAGAAACGAATATCGCCCGTTGTTAATATAACCAATACATTCAATGGATCAAATTCTATAAAATTTGCAAATCCTTTAACAT